GGCATCCATCTCATTGAAGAAGTCGTGACCAACAGATGGAGCAGTTCCGACCTGGACAGCCTTCTTGATCGTCTCGACGATGGACTCATACTTGTTGGCCTGCATCTGATCAACTGCAGACTCAAGGGCCTTCTTGAGAGCTTGTTTTCTACAGAACTCGAGAGACTTCTCTTTGACGTAGACAAGGTCACCTGCATCGGGGTTAGCCTTCATGCGCTGAAGGTAATCGATGATCTGATCTCTCAGGATGACGTCTGTACCTGTCTTCAGGTCATCACGGATAATTGTGACCAATAATTGAAGGGTAGGAAATACCTTGTATTTCTTCGAATATGCGAAATATCGGTCGGCCAAAAACTTGAGGTAGTTGACCTCGAAGTAAGATATATCGACGACCTCCATCATCTGCTCGGCAAACTTATGGTCGACGAGAAGCGCTTGACAAAGCTTCTCCTGAAACGACTTACCGAACTGTCCGAAGGAGACGTTTGACTTATTCTGTTCGTTTTCTAACATTATTGTTTTCCCCGAAGACTATCGAAGTCCTTCGATACATGACAGATCATAAAAGAAACCCTCGACGTCAAAGTCTGCGATTCCTTCCTTGATCATTAGCTTCAGCAACCCCATCTTATTTACTGTTGGTTCAAATGTATCTACGACGTGTTCTACACGTTTCGCTTGATCAGACGACAACATACTGCCGTCTAGGTGGACAAGCTGCCAATTCCGTTTGACAATGTCCTCATTTTGAGTCACTCTCTTGTATGCTTCACCCTTCTGAGTGTGAGAGTAGTTGATGAGATCTTGCAGGATTATGGTGTCTTCGCTGCCCAGCATGGGAAACTTCTTTGCAACGCTCTTGAAACCTAAGCCCTTAACCCCCGGAATGTTGTCAGAGTCGTCACCGCACAGACACTTCGCTAATGCGAAGTTATGAGACTTAATCCTAAACTCCTCAAATAGATCATTGTCAGTGATGAATTTCTTCCTGTAAAGGGAGTAGATCTTGACATTTGACCCAAGAAGCTGGTACATGTCCTTGTCAGCCGACACTATCACGACTTGCTTGTTTCTGAATGGACCTCTGACTAAGAACGCAACAATGTCATCACCTTCGCAGTCAGAGACGTAGACCTGACAAACGGGAACGTTTTTCAAGGCACTCAAAAGACTGATCAACTGATGCTGCTTGTTCTCCTCGGAGTCTGGTATGTCATCCCCGTAAAATCGATTTAATCGACCAGGTTTTCTATCGGATTTGTAATCGGGATATAATTTACGCCTACGCTGAGAACCTCCTCCTTCCCAAGTTACATAGACACTGGCAGGTTGAAACTCTCTGCATAGACGCTGTAGTGATTTGAGAAATCCTACGCAGCCACCCATTTGATATCCGTGTGAGGATAACTGTGGATATGCTGCGTAGGAGCGTAGGTACATGTTCATTCCGTCGATTATGAAGACGGGACGCTCGTCAGACATGTGAACAATACTATCACATGAACGCTTGACTTGTCAAGTCAAAGTTACGTCGCCGTACCAATACTTTCCTATGCCTTCGCCAACATCAAATTTCGCTTCTACTAACATTCTAGAATCTCCATACAGCTTCGTTTTAAAGAGTCTAAAGTGTTCAAAATCAGCTACAGCCTTGTGACAGTAGAGGTCGTGTTCTTTGGAAGTGATAGGTGTGTTGCTGCTCGCGTGAAGTAAAAGATCACATACTTTTTGAGGTGCGCTGACCTTATATTCTAGGATCTTTGCTGCTCCAAACTTTGCGAAGCAGCACTTCGTGAGATCTCTCTTGCATGTCATGATCGCCTCAAGAAGACCTTCAAAGTCTTCTGAGACCTTCCACTCGACTTGAGAGTCCATTAGAGAATTTGTGAAGCGATAAGGCAACCTCTTGCAACTGCGTGAAGAGGATCAGAAGCATGACGGACTTCCTTCGTAGGAAGTGGGAATCCGTTCTCCTGAAGCTTCTTCTCGAAGTGCTTCACGAATCCCTTAGCCTTGGTGGTGCCACCGGCAACCACTACAGGAAGCGGATCTTTGAACTTAGGCAGAGTCTTGTGACCGTCCATTGCTGCGGCAAGCTGCTTCGTAGTGTAATCAATGAGACGATCATAGTAGGTGGCAACAGCAGCAAGAACTTGATTATCATTGGGCTTACCAATGGTGAAGTCACCTTGCTCCTTCTCTGCCTGGACGATTGAATCCGTCTCGCCAGTGGCAACTGCTGCCATGCGGTCAACCCAGTCACCCGACTTCGTGGTGGAGAACTTGACGACAGGCTCACCACTTAGCATGACACAAACGTTAACCATACCCGCGCCCCAAGACAAGGCAACACCGGTATAGTCATCGTCCGCAAGCTCCGAGTAACATAGCGCTTCCGCTTCGTTGATCGCCCGAGCCTCATAACCACATTCTTCGAGGACCTTCTTGACAACGTCCTCATGGTAGCCAACATCAAAATCATCGTCTTCCTGATCGACTGGTTGTGCAGGTACACAGAATACGAGCTTTTCGCCCTTCTTCGTGGCCTTTCCAGCGACTTCCTTAAGTATGTACGATAAGACTCGACGTGCGTCCTTCTCCTTGGAAGACACGACTCCTCTATACATGGGTCGCTTCGCAGAGTCATTCCTTTCCACTGCTTTCTCGATAGCATCCTTGCCCAGGATGATGTAGGAACCATCTGTATCTTTTACGAAAACTTTTCCAGTGAGACCTTTTTCAATCATCTTTGACGCGATCGGTGTTGATGGTTTGATCACATAGAAAGCGTCTCTGAAATCCTTGTACTCAACGGTTCCACCCTCGCCCTCGGATGAGAGGACGATGAATGAAGTACCGACGTCTAAACCTTTAGCCATGTCTGTATTATCCTTTCATCTTCTTTAATTGAGCGAGCTTGTTTGCCGCTGACGTTATGTTGTCAGAGGTCTGAGTCACAACACCGAGCGAAGATCCTTTGGATTCTAAGCTGTCTGTAGAAATATCTGTGACATACTTCGTCTCGTCAATCGTGACTTTGCGTTTCGCCTGCGCCTTTTCTTCCTTCACGACACCAGAGACAAATGATGTGGACTCGGTCCCCTTGATCGCCTTCCTTAAGTTGTCGAGAGAGCCTAAGGCATAGCCGAGTCCAAAAGAGAGGACGACCAAGAGGACCTGTTCCATGTTAGCGACCTGTGCTTCCAAAACCACCTTCGCCGCGATCTGTCGACGTAAGTTGGTCAGAGATCTTCATTTGAGCCTGCACAACAGGAGTGAAGACTAGCTGGGCTATCCTGTCGCCCTTCTTGACCGTGTACCTGAGCGAATTGTGGTTAATGAGAATCACCTTAATTTCACCTCTGTAGTCGGAATCGATGATACCAGGTGCATTCAGAACAGAAACTGCATTCCTGAGCGCCAATCCTGAACGTGGACAAACGAGTGCAACATAACCCTTCGGAATTTCAAGATAGAGACCCGTACCTACAGCTGTCCACTTGCCAGGAGCCAATGTCACTTCTTCGCTGGAAATTAGATCACATCCTGCAGAACCAGGAGTAGCATACAAAGGAGGCACCTGGTTCTTATATCCCACAACAATATCATCACTCATCAGAAGTTATCTCCTCTTCAATTATCTGCTCGATTGTACCTGGATTGATAGTCAATGCTGCATCAATCACAGCATCGACGTACTTCTTGTACTTCTCGTCCTTCATCACTTCACCGAAGTCTGTCTTATAGAACTTCTTGGTGATGAGAACTTCACCGGTCTTCTCAGAAGAGACCACAAGTTCCTTCCAGGCACCGTCACCTGTGATGGAGACCTTGTTGCCCTCGAAGACTACACCGCCATTTTCCTTACACCAAGTGCGTACTTCGTCGAAGATGTAGTCGTGTTCCACAATTCCTTTGCCGAAGATGATGTCGAACTCACACTTCTTAAAGGGAGGCGCGACCTTGTTCTTCTTCAGCGTACAGATGACGTGAATACCGATGATGTTTCCGTCCTTGTCCTTGACTGGATTACCGCTGGACAGCGAGATTCTAACAGAAGCGTGGAATGGAATCGCCTTGCCGCCAGGTGTGGTAGTCGGATCGCCATACATCACTCCGATCTTGTCACGGATCTGATTGATGCACAGTAGCGTGACGTTATTTTGACCGATCACACCTGTGATCTTACGCATGCCTTTAGAGATGACGCGCGCCTGAAGGCCGATAGAGTTGTCTTCGTACTCACCGTCCAATTCAGCCTTGGGAGAGGTTGCTGCAACAGAGTCCCAGATGACGACGATAGGAACGTTCTTCTCGATGATCTGC